CGCCAGGATACTGAATCGCTAGCGGCTGTCAAGTCGATCGTGGAAAAAGATCCATCGATTGAACCGACAAATGCCAATTCGCGATTGTATTCCTGGTTCTCTAGTGAAATCCGCCTCTTCAAGTACCTGTGATTTCGGATATACCGAGACAGCGACTTGAAGAATCCTTGTTGGTACCATTGGAGTGTAGTAGGCTCCATACATATCGTGCGGAGACTAGTAACGCTCTTAGGTACAAACACGACCTTCGATGTGCGTTCAAACTCACATCGTGGTCGGGGTGTACTGGGGGGAGGATCCATCCTCTGGTCCAAGTAGTCAGTCCAGATATCTGTGCCGATCTTCTTGTACTTTTCAGACAAGGATCGACCAGCATCTGCAACGGCACCGGGACCATGCTTGCACACCACATCTTTATAGATGGGTGAATAGCGAACATCCCCAACCCGAGGAAACCACTTGGTAATGATGTCCGCTTCTTCTGTGGTGGGAACCACAGTCGAGATACGGTATTCATGTGCCAAGTAGTCTTGCATCGCCTTGTCCTCCAAATCGGGAACGTCGCGAAGCGACAATCTCGACAGGAAAACAAAGGCATTATGCAATAGGCGGAAAGCGTCAGTGGCATGATCTTTATGCCACTGTTCGATGAGACCCCTTAATGGATGGAATATACCATCCACTACCCAGTTCTCTGCTTCAAGACGATGTTTAAAGTCGTCGTAATCCGATGGACTATCTTCTATGCAATTAAGCAATAGGAGAGTGTCTGCGGATTTAAGCAGACCCACCAGAGTAATTAAATCCAATGACACAACAAAACGAATGTGTTCTAATGGATTCCACTCTGGAGGTGAACCGAAGGGAGTCGTGAGGTCGACCAGCGCCATCTCCCAGAGAAGTAGAGCGTCCTGCGCAGTGCGCAGATCCGCTCCCTTCAATGGAATAGAGAGACGCTGGACGGTCGTGCGCCGAACAAATTGTTCGACGTCTTTCCAGATCAAGGTAATCTGGTTGTGACGGTTTGACATACCTCAGACCTCCTGACTACATGTCAGGTGGCAAGAGGCTGCCACGGAACATCGCTTTCAATCGGTCACTCGACATCGAGCCTGTTGCAAACAGACCCGAGATGAGTCTTCCGACGAAAGCAACGATCATATCAGCAGTGATAATTTCAGCTGCTGGTATCTTCAATACGATATGTCCTTCTATAGGAAGAACTCGTTCGTATGAAGGATCGACTGAATCGACCACTGTCCACGTATCGATGAGTTGACAGAGCACTGATGCTCCGCGCCTCGAAGACGCGTAGAGAGTAGGATCGATTCCCGCATTGCGATAAATATCTTTGATATCATTCATCGCGAAGCGGAATTTTTCAGGTCGATCGATCGGACTTGTTAGGTTCGTGATGATGACCTCTCCAGGTTCATCACTACGTACCCGCCAATCCGCTCCGAAGTTGACACCATCGCGAGACAGTGTCAATGTAGGGGAACCGTCAATAGGGGTATCGATACGATTAAGTACGATACTCTTAGCCATAATTGGCCTCCTTCCTGCATGCTTTAAACACATGCACTAAATTGGTGCTATCTCTTCCATTTCTGGATGATGATAGCGGTGAGTTCCACAATATTGTGAAACTCCCGTGGTGAACCAAACCTGAGTAACGGGAGGGTGAGATGACTTGGTAATTGTCTGGAATAAATATCCAGATCCAAACATCCCGACCAGACTGCCCCACCGGGAAGACAAAGTTTGTCTGCCGGTATTGACTGGATATAACTCTTCCTAGTCTCTATCACACCTTGGACGTCAACCGTACTAATGTACGTATTGGTGTCTATTCGTGACAAAGTTCGAGAAAAGTCAGTGAACCAGTCAACTACGAACGATAAGGGAATCAAATCCCAAATGTTCTGTAGGGACGGAAATGTGTCCCAGTCCATCATCACTCTACAGAGTGACAAAAATTTGTCACTATCCGGTGAGTAGTAAATCTTAAGATTATACTGCTCTAAGACCGGATGGTCCCGTAAGGGACCCTTAGTGGCGATAGACACGCTCTTCTCCATAGCACGGCAGGTGGAAAACTTCTTGTTCCGCCTCCTGACTATAGAGTCGCCGAGTGCATGGCCTAGTTCCGTCGCGTCGGATATCAGTAACCTGAATCCGTACTTGAACGTCAACCAGGCGTCCGCTAACTTTCGTAAGTTGGGTTTTCCTCGCAACAGCATAATTATGCTTTCGCAAGAATCCTTCAACTTTACGAGGTCTCGAGCGAATTCGATGGAATTAATATCCAAAGAACGAGCGTTTTGCACAGCAACGTCAGCAAGGTCTCCCCACATCTCCTTCGGAGTGTCGGGAAGACATAGCTCGAATCTTTCTCCTTCATTACGCAGAGCCGTTTGCACGGCATGCTTATCTGAAGGTACGAGCATCTGACTCGCTACGGCAGTTAACTTCGGTGTGAGCCATGCACCAACTGGCATAGTATCATCAAAAATACTATTAGTTGGTTCAGACCACAACACATTAGTTCTCTGCCGACTGCGAAGACTCTTAATGTTATCTCGGGTAGGCGTCTTGTCAAATTCAAAAATGACAGAGACGTTTTGCCAAGTCTCACTAAGAGTAGTTGCATATGCAAGGTGCACGATCAGGATCCGTTCTTCTCTCCAGAACCACGTAATATCTAATGATCGGGTATGTTGTTTACCCGAATAGATAAACGGGTCGGAGAAGAAGGCTGTTCCTGATGCTCCGTACTGACTCAAGATATTAAAACCTTGAGCAGAAGTCCCAGTTCCTAAGACGTAATATGGGTACCGCGAGATTCTCGTAGACCCAGGTTTGCTATGTGATGTCGTGAAGACATCAGCTGGCAACACGTCCAAGGAACCCCGCCAATTGTAATGGTGACAAGTTCTGTCACCAATGCCATTGGGCTCTCCTGTGACAGGAGGACAACCGGCAGAATACTGAGTGGCATCGAAATCAAGAATGATACCGATATAACACTCAAATAATGTACGGGCGGAGAAATAGAAGGAGTACCCTATAGAGGCACTCCCCGCTCCCTTGAGTACGGAAAATGCACGACTATGTTGACACACGTCGATCAAAATGATCACCTCCCTTCAGGTCTATCCCATTATGGGATGCCGCGGC